AGAACGTCCGCGAGAGGAGGTGAAGCCGGTGGCACGAGTTCGGACATACACGCCGGAGCAACGGAAACATAGAATCGAGCACCAGATGCAGGTATACAGGGAGCGCCTGGCAAAGGGCATCTGCCCAATGTGCGGGAAGCGGCCTCTCGCAGACGGGTTCAAGACGTGCAACGAGTGCCGCGAGAGGCGGAACCTCTTGGCGCGAAAGAAACGTGCCCGCTATGTTCTTGAGGGCCGTTGCACGTCTTGCGGCAGGGAGCTTTCGCAGAAGGAGAAGGAAGAAGGGTACGCGGAGTGCTTGAAGTGCCGCATGCACTGGAGCCGCAACTATCACAGGCGCAAAAAGAAATGACGCCCGTGCTGGTACACGGACGCCATTCGAAGGAATTTGTTGCAAGTTCATTCTAGCAGATTCAGGAGGTTTTGCCAATGGACAGATATTTCCGCGTCGAGGGAAAACTGGTCTTTCCTTACTCGTACACCGTCCCGGCAGAGGATGAGGACGACGCCTGCGAGGAAGCGAAGATGCAGGCAAGGATGGATTTCGACCCCAGCGTTGCCGAGGTCGAAGGGGAAGAAGTGGACTGCCTCGGCACGTTCCACAGTGCGAGGGAGGCACGGCAGTATGAAGGACGCTGACACGCGGCTCTACATGCGGCAGGTGACGTTCACGATCACGGGCGCAGACAGGGATGAGGTACGGAGCGAAGCCGCCATTCTCGAAAATTACGGGCCGCACCGGCTGACGAACATCCGCATCAGCAGTACGCAGGAAAAGCTCATTGAGCGAGAGGAGGATTAATTCATGGAGTTTGACATCACGGCCGGGCCGGTCCTGACGCCGCTGAAGGTGGTGCTCTACGGCCCGGAGGGCATCGGGAAATCGACGTTTGCAGCGAAGTTCCCGCATCCGCTCTTCATCGATACGGAGGAGAGCACGAAGATGATGGACGTGCGGCGCTTTCCGAAGCCAGAAATCTGGACGGAGCTCCTGCAGATGGTGGATTACGTCAAGGTGCATCCGGACGTCTGCTCGACGCTCATCATTGACACGGCGGACTGGGCGGAGCGCCTTTGCGAGGCGGCCATCTGCCAGAATGGTGCGAAGAAGTCCATCGAGGATTTCGGCTACGGCAAGGGCTACACGATGGTTGCGGAAGAGTTCGGCCATCTGCTGGACAATCTGACGGATGTCGTCGCAGGCGCGAAAATCAACGTCGTGCTCACGGCGCATTCCGTCATCCGCAAGTTCGAACGGCCGGATGAGATGGGCGCGTATGACCGCTACGAGCTGAAGCTCGGCAACAAGGCGGGCTCGAAGTGCTCGGCGCTCGTGAAGGAGTGGTGCGACGTGCTGCTCTTTGCGAACTACAAAGAAATCGTCTCGGATGTGAACGGCAAGAAGAAAGCGCAGGGCGGCAGGCGCGTCATGTACACGTCGCACCATCCATGCTGGGACGCGAAGAACCGCCTCGATCTCAAGGATGAGCTGCCGTTCGATTTTCAGGAAATCGCGCCGTTCATCGTGGACTTTCATGCAAAGCAGACGGCAGAGAAGGAGGAAAAGAAAGAGCACATCTCAGACGAGGATGCCAAGGCGGCGGCCGCGCGCGTCGAAGCCCGTGAGCAGGCAAATGCAGAGCTCGCGAAATCCTTTGAAGCAAAAGACGTGACGAAGAAGAAGGCCGTCGAAATCGAGCAGGTCGTGCTCGGGAAATCGCCAAGCGAGGCCATAGAGGCCGTTGCAAACGCTGACGTGAACAAGTTATCACAAAAAGGCGCAAACGCCGTCAGAACGAAAGCTGGGAGCCTACAGGACAAGGTTCTCGCAAACGCGGCAAAGGCAGGTGTGAATCCGCTCGACCTTGCCATCTGGGCGGTGAATGCCGGATGCCTTGCGAAAGACGAAAAGGCGTTCCCGGAGCATGGCGGCGTCATGCCGGTCGAAAAGTGGCCGGACAAGTTCATCGAAGAAGTTATCATCCCGAATTGGTCAAAAGTCGTTGCGGGCGCAAAAGAAGTCGTCCCGTTTTGACTATCCATAAAGAGAAAAGGAGAAACACAACATGGCAGAAGATTTCAAGAATCCGTTTGGCAAAGCATCCGGCACGGCTGGAGAAGACAAGGCGCTCGATTGGGACGCCGAAATCGCATGGGAGGATTCGCCGGAGTACGTCACGCTCCAGCCTGGCAACTACGAGTTCACGGTGAAGAACTATGACCGCGGCCACTACAACGGCAATCCAGAAAAGGGCAAGATCAGCTGCAACACGGTCAAGGTCACGGTCGGCGTCGATACGCCGCAGGGCGAGGCCATCGCGACGAATACGTTCTATTTCAAGCAGTCGGCGGTCGGCTTCATCCGCGACTTCTTCCTCTGCGTCGGGCTTTTGAAGAAGGGCGAGGCGTTCCGTCCGGACTTCGACAAGGCCATCGGCTGTAAGGGCATGGCGAAGTTCTCGACCCGCGAGTACAACGGCAAAACGTACAACAATATCGACCGCTGGATCAAGCCGTAAAGCTTTGACGAGAGTGGTGGACGGGAGGCAACTTTGGAGGGATTTCATGGAGCTCAGACCTTATCAGAAAGCGGCGGTGAAAGCCGTCGAGGAAGAATGGCACAAAGGCCGCACGAAGACATTGCTCGTCCTGCCGACGGGCACGGGCAAGACCATCGCATTCGCGGCCATCACGAAGGACTGCGTCAACGAAGGCGACCGCGTGCTCATCCTCGCGCATCGCGGTGAGCTCTTGGAGCAGGCGAGCGCGAAGCTCATGCAGACGACGGGGCTGAAGACAGCGCTCGAAAAGGCGGAGCATTCCTGCCTCGAAGAACCGTTCCGGCGCGTCGTCGTCGGCAGCGTGCAAACGCTCATGCGGGAACGGCGGCTCGACATGTTCCACGAGGATTATTTCGACACCATCATCATCGACGAGGCGCATCATGCCGTATCGGATTCGTACAAGCGCATCCTCGAACATTTCTACGACGCTCGCGTGCTCGGAGTGACAGCCACGGCAGACCGCGCAGACATGAAAGACCTCGGTGAGGTCTTTGATTCGCTCGCTTACGAATACACACTTCCTGATGCCATCCGCGACGGCTACCTCTGCAAGATTGAGGCACAGACTATACCACTCCGCATCGACATGAGTGGCGTCGGCATCGTCGCCGGTGACTTCAAGGCAGGCGACATCGACACGGCGCTCGACCCGTACCTCGAAAACATCGCGCTCGAAATGAAGCACTACTGCCAAGGCAGAAAGACGGTCGTGTTCCTGCCGCTCGTCAAGACTTCGCAGAAATTCTGCGCGATGCTCAAGGCGAATGGCTTCCGCGCGGCCGAGGTGCATGGAGAGAGCGAAGACCGCACCGAGGTGCTGCGTGATTTCGCGTCTGGAAAGTACGACGTGCTCTGCAACTCCATGCTGCTCACGGAGGGCTGGGACTGCCCGCCGGTCGATTGCATTGTCGTGCTCCGGCCGACGAAGAGCCGCGCACTCTACAGTCAGATGGTCGGACGCGGCACGCGACTCGCGTCGGGCAAAAAGAACCTGTTGCTTCTCGACTTCCTATGGATGACGGAAAAGCATGAGCTCTGCCGTCCGGCGCATCTGCTCGCGAAGGACAAAGCGATGGCAGACGCCATGACGAAGCGCATCGAGGACGCCGAAGGCCCGATGGAGCTCGAAGAAGCCGAGCATGAAGCTGAGAAGGATGTTGTTCGTGAGCGCGAAGAAGCCCTTGCCGAGCAGCTCAAGGCCATGCGTGTCCGCAAACGCAAGCTCGTGGATCCGCTGCAGTTCGAGATGTCCATCCAGGCAGAAGACCTTGCGAACTACACGCCGACGTTCGGCTGGGAACTCAATCCCATGTCGGACGGGCAGAAGAAGTATCTCGAAAGCCATGGCATCTTTCCTGACGGCGTCGAGAGCGCGGGCAAGGCATCACAGCTCATCGACCGGCTGAAGAAGCGAACAGAGCTCGGCCTCACGACGCCGAAGCAGATTCGCTTCCTCGAAAGCAAGGGCTTCCAGCACGTCGGCACATGGCCGTTCGAGGCCGCAAAAAACATGATCGCACGCATCAGCTTCAACGGCTGGCGCGTGCCCGCGGGCGTGGACCCGTGGAAGTATGAACCGTGAAGGAGGCACCGGAAGCATCTATGGACGAATCACTACAAGCAGCCCTCGCGGTCATCGACCCTGCCGCGTTGTCTTATGAGGAATGGTGCCAGGTTGGGATGGCGCTGAAGCATGAGGGCATCCCGTGCCATGTCTGGGACGAGTGGAGCGCTGGCGATCCATCGCGATACCATGCAGGTGAGTGCGAACGCAAGTGGGCAGGCTTCGACGATGACGGCGAGGTCGTCACGGCGGGCACCATCATGCACATCGCGAAGGGCTTTGGTTTCCAGCCGCATCCCAAGGTGGAAGATCATGCCATTGGATGGAACGATGTCATCCCGGCACAGGAAGGACGCATCATCGACCCGGACTGGCTGGAGGGCACCATGAAGGTAGAAGAACCAGACGCGCGCACATGGAATCCGAACCAGGAACTCATCGAGTACCTCGAAGCGCTCTTTTCACCGCAGGAAATCGTCGGCTACTGCACGAAGTCGCTCGAAAAGACCGAGAACGGCAAGCGCAAGTTCGTGCCTGCCTCGGCGGGCAATTTCAAGACGTGCGAGCAGCTCGTGCACGAGCTTAAAACGCGGCCGGACGGCATCGAGTGGGCCGTCGGCGATTACAACGCCGAGGCTGGCGGCTGGATCCGATTCAACCCGCTCGACGGCGGCGGCTTCTACGACAAGAACGTCACGGAATACCGCTACACGCTCGTCGAGAGCGATGAAATCCCCATCGAGCAGCAGCGCGAAATCATCGCGAAGCTGAACCTGCCTGTCGCGGCGCTTGTTTCGAGCGGAAACAAGAGCCTCCACGCCATCGTCCACGTCGATGCTGGCACAGACAAGGCCGAGTATCGAAAGCGCGTCAATCATCTTTATGAGATGTGCGAGAAGAACGGGCTGAAGCTCGATAAACAGAACCGCAACGCCTCGCGCTTCTCGCGGATGCCGGGGCTTTTGCGCGGCGGAAAGAAGCAATTCCTCATCGGAACGAACCTCGGGCTGAAGGACTACGCGACATGGAAGGCATGGTTCGACGAGCAGAACGACGATTTGCCGGATTTTGAAAATCTCGCGTCGTTTGACTGGGACAACCTGCCTCCACTTGCCCCGGAGCTCATCGAAGGGATTCTGCGCAAAGGGCACAAGATGCTGATTTCCGGTCCGTCGAAAGCGGGCAAGTCGTTCCTGCTCATTGAGCTCACAATCTGCATCGCGAACGGCGTGCGATGGCTGCGTCCGACGTGCGCGAAAGGCCCCGTCGTCTACGTCAACTTCGAGCTCGACCGTGCCTCGTGCCTCAACCGATTCAAGGTCGTATACGAAGCGATGGGCATGGACAAGGGCAATCTCAGCAACATCGACATCTGGAACCTGCGTGGCAAGAGCCTTGACCTCGAAAAGCTCGCTCCGAAGCTCATCCGTCGAGCGAAGAGTGTGAAACCTGCCGCCGTCATCCTCGACCCGATCTACAAGGTCATCACCGGCGACGAGAACAGCGCACAGGAAATGGCGCTCTTCTGCAACCAGTTCGACAAGATTGCGACGGACGTCGGCTGCTCCGTCATCTACTGCCACCACCACAGCAAAGGTGCGCAGGGCGGAAAAAAGGCGATGGACCGAGCAAGCGGCTCAGGCGTCTTTGCCAGAGACCCCGACGCGCTCCTCGACATCATCGAGCTCCCGCTCAAGGCCGCGCAGCGTGAGCACGTCAAGAACAGCCTCGTCTGCAAAGCCATCTCAGAATACCTTGACGGTGTCCTCGACAAGTCATGGCGCACAGACATCGGGCTCGACGACATTCAGAGCGAGTTCCAGCTCACGAACTACGCAAAAGACCATCTCACGGACGCGCAGATGCAGGAGCTCCAGACGAGCATCACGGACGCAGACAATCACGCCGAACATGTCACGGCCTGGCGCATTTCCTCGACGCTTCGCGAGTTCGCGATGCCGGAAGACATCGACATCTGGTTTGACTACCCGCTGCATCACGTAGACGAGAGCGGACTTTTGAAAGACATCCGGCCGGACGTCGAAGTGAACGGCCGCACGCTCCACCAGAAGGACAAGAGCGACGGCAGCGCCAAAGCGGCGAAGCAGAAGGAAGAGCGGCAGGCCATCATCGACGCCTACACGCTCATCTCGGCAGACAAGGAGCCGGACGAAGATGGCGTCGTGAGAGTGCGCGTGAAAGACGTGATGGACAGGTCGATTGACTTTTTCGGAAAATCATATGCGCGTTCCAGCGTTAACAAGAAATTCAAGAAGTTTGGAGATTTCAAGATCATCAAAGGTGTCATTCTTCCGAAAGATTCCACAGACGAGGACAATGACGATGATGACGAAAATGAGGAAGAATAAGTAACGTGAAAATTCAGACAAATAACCGAGCGTCACCGTCACTTTTTTGTCTTATATATACATAAAGTAACAAGAAAAAGTGACACGGTTTTCTGGATTGAAAAAGAGGAGTACATCACTATCCCACTACCATATAGGGGGCTCCTAAGGTCGCCCCTATATGGATACGTGATATAGTGACTACCTCTTTTCAATCAAAAGCCGTCAAAAGTTCTTGTTCCTCCCTATATAAACTTCCATTTACTCGCTCATACTCCGTTTTTCGCAGTTTTTCAAAAGAACAAGATTGCCTCATGCGGGAATTCCTCGGCATCTTGTGCCGGAAGCCGCAGGCCGAAGCG